GTGAAACCCACCTTCACCATCTCCAAGGACAAGTGCTCCATCACCTGCCTCAAGTGCGGCCGGACCAGCCACAACCTGAACGACGTGAAGCACCGGTATTGCGGCCACTGCCACGTCTTCCACGAGGCCAGGACCTGCTCATGCTGCGGGGAACCGTTCACCCACGAGTCGTTCGGTGGGCCCAACATCTGCCCATCCTGCGATATTGGAAAGTGCCGGTACTGCGGCGTACCCATAATGGTGCTCCGGGAGGAGATCGACGGAGGGCGAAGCAAGCGTGCCCTGCTGGATCACATGGCCTGGCACAAGAGGAATAAAATAGTTGAAGAAAGTTGTTGACGGATCGGTTAAGGTATGCAAACTTTCCTCCATGCTTTGGCCATCGGTAGTGACTGCGAACAATATGCTGGCCGTCTTTTCAGGCGGTCGGGCAGAACTCAATGCCGCTTGCCAAAGCACATTGTCCCCGGGGGTCGAAAGACCTCCGGGCTTTTTATTCCCATCGGTTGTTTACATCCCTTCTACCGTTCAAAAGGAAAGGGCTTCATCCCCCGTGATAAACACAAGGTTAATGCCAGAGGCAGAGACCCTGCCGGGGATTCACAAATAGGTCGGGCGGGTGCCCCTCTGTTGCTCGGTGCGACTACTCCTTTCTCGGACTCGGGGAAAGGGGGAAAAAGGGGGTATGGGGTCAGGCAGGAATTGTAAGCTTAAAAGAAAGGACAGACTATGAGAACAGACTTGCAGACGCAGATCAACCAGTTGAACAAACGGGTCGAGGACCTGGAGATAAGACTATCGGCTATAGTCCTTAAATCCAACTCTTCTGCTCCTTCCCCTCCCCTCTCTGGTGGGTCGGGCAAGGCCTGGGTCATCACCAAGAAGATCGAGGCCTGGGAACGGATCATGGATGGCCTGAAGCGGAAGAGCACCATCGAGGTGGCAACGGGAACCAAGTGGCAGAGCGAGAATGCCAGGAAGGAGTACCTCCACATCAAGAAGGTCGTGGAGGCCCTCAATGCCCAGCTTGCCTCTTTATGAACATAAAACACGTCATCGGTAAAACATTTGGGCGACTACTGGTCATTGACCAGGAAGGCGATAGATGCACCTGCTTATGCGAGTGCGGAAGAAAGAAGTCGTTTCGCACGGACAACCTTAGAAGCGGTGGGACCAGAAGTTGTGGATGCCTAAGAAATGAAGTAACGTCTTTAGTAAACACTAAACACGGTAGGTGGAAAACCAGGGAGTATAGATGCTGGTACAACATAAGATCCAGGTGCTACTATCCTGGAAACCACTCCTTTAAGAACTATGGAGGTCGTGGTATAGTTATGTGTCCCGAGTGGAAGGATTCATTCCTTAAATTCTACGAAGATATGGGTCCATGCCCAAAAGGGTTTCAGATTGACAGGATCGACAACAACGGTAACTACACTCCATCTAATTGTAGGTGGACCGATATACTGACAAACTCCAATAATAGGAGAACGAGCCATTTCATAGAGTCAAATGGAGAAAGACACACAATAGCCGAGTGGTCTAGGATAAATGGTGTTAATCTTAATACGGTTTTCTATAGGCTAAGGAATGGCGTGTCTCCACAAGATGCAATCATTAAACCACTTTAGCCGTGGACCCGGACCCAGAAACAACCCCGACTAACGACGGGGTTTCCTGTGGACAATGCACCGGGTTCACGGCCCAATTTCCCCCTCCCTTGTTCTTTGTGGCCACGCAGTCACAATGGGCCCCATAGTTGGGTAGCCCAGGCCAAATGCGGGAGGGGGACTTAACCAAAACCAAAGAGAAAGGACAGAAATTGACAAGAGCACAACTATACCGGGAAGCCTGGCTTACCCTCCACCCCGAGGACAAGGGACGGGAGCAGGACTTCAAGGTGGCCGACGCCTTCGTTCCAGAATCCAACCAGGAGATTCCCGAGGAGTGGGTTGAGGACTTAAGGAAGCTGGCCCTGCTGGTGATTAAAGCCTCCGAAACCATGAGCCAGGAAGACATGAATGAACTTCTGAAGAATCACGTAAGCAAGAACTGAAAGGACAATTATGAACGACATCAGAGAACGAATGCAGGAAACTGGACGCTATATCGCTACCATACTGCCTCCAAATACAGGATTCATACTGCTCGCTTTCGACTTCGAGGGAAAACCCAATGAGAGCAAAATGGAATACATCTCCAATGGAGTCAGGGAGGACGTGGTCAAGGCCATGAAGGAGTTCATCGCCAAGAACGAGGCTGGATGGGGGAAGCATCTGCCATGAAAACCAATCCGCCCAACCAGTACCGCCAGAGGGGTCCGGAGTTCGGACTGTGGGCATCGACCGACGAGGACGGCATGAACGGCGCTTTCTGCGTTCCGATCAGGAATGGGGTGGTCGCCAACTGCATCATCAGCAATGGGGACTGCCTGCCCGACCTGGGGCTGGAGGTCTGGGAACACGTCTCCCTGCACATCAACGACCACGGCAAGGAGCGCACCCCCACCTGGGACGAGATGTGCAAGCTAAAGGATACGTTCTGGAACGAGGATGAAACTGTGATTCAATATCATCCCAAAAAGTCAAACTACGTGAATATTCATCCTCATGTGCTCCATCTTTGGAGACGTGTTGATGGATTTCCCGAACCCCCAAAGATATGCGTATGATAAAACTTGGAAATAACTTTGCTATAAGATTACTGTCTAAATGCGTTGTAAACAATAAAACTGGCTGTTGGGAGTGGAAAGGATCAAAGACAAGGGGTTATGGAAGAGTAAGGATTGGCGCTCCTTCCAGAAAGCGAATATATGCCCATAGAGGTAGCTGGATTTTATCAGGTAGAGTTATTCCAGAAGGGGCCGATGTTCTACATAGATGCGACAACCCGTCTTGCATAAACCCAGCACACCTGTTCCTAGGAACCCAACTAGACAACATAGCGGATATGGTTTCAAAGGGACGACATGCGTGTGGCGAGAGATCAAAAAAGAAGCTGACCACAAGTCAAGTTCTTAAAATACGATGGATATATTCATACTACCCAAACACAAATCACATAGCTAAGATGTTTGGGGTTACTCGATGTTCGATAGGCAATATAGTAAGTAGAAGGGCATGGAAACACATACAATGAAACCAAAGAATAAAAAGAAAAGATTCCTGACATCTCAGCAAATAACTAGAGAAATTGATCTATACAAACAGAGGCTCCAGCGCTTGCTGGACCGGGCCACATCCACGGACATTCAGGCGGACGGACTGTTCCAGTCCGGGCTTAACGAGGACGGCGTGTACCACCGGGAACAGGCCAAGAAGCTGAGGCGGTCGGCCTTCAGGATCGAGAAGAACCGCCTCCCATACCTGAGCCAGGAGCTGGCGGAGTTCCTAACCCCAATGCTACCGGCCCTGGATGACGGCGACCGGAGCATTTCAACGAAAGGATAACTATGACTGTATGCAGAGAACTGTTTGACGGGGCCTCCAGGAGGAGAAAAGAACTGGATGCACCTACCCGGGTCTATCCTAGATGCCATCCCACAGCGCATATGGATGTGTTTGTTGACTCCAAGAACCAGACGGTGATATTGTCCTGCTCGGCGTGCGATCGGACGATCTCAACCATCAAAACCAAGTGGAAACCCAATGCCAATAAAACTTGACCAGATCAACGACCCGAATCTTAGGCAAAGGATCATGAAGGCTCTGGATGATGCTGAAAAACTCAGACGCGAGCTTAGTGGGTCGGTTATCATAGATCCCCCATCCTGTTCCAAACCAAAGAAGAAGCGCATCCGCCAGGACTCAAAGCCTCTGATGAACAAGCTGGAGGAGGAGTACTTCGATAGGTTCGGACACCTCGGCACTTGGACGATACAATCCATGAGGTTCAAACTGGCTAACGGTCTCTGGTATAAACCAGACTTCCTGGTTTTGGATGACCTATCGTTCAAAATAATCACCGGAATCGAGGTAAAGGGACCGCACTCATTCCGTGGCGGATTCGAGAACCTGAAGATGGCCGCCCACAAGTACCCCTGGATCAATTGGGTTCTGGTGTGGAAGGAGAATGGAGAGTGGCAGGAACAGACGGTGCTGCCTTAACTACTGATCCTCGCTCACCCGAGCACCTGTAGCGCTCATCCCGCCCGCAATGATTAGGGTCCGAACCCACTTGCTGGCGTCGGCCTCGCTCATACCCTGGCTCATGAATATCCGCTTCACCCCTTCTTCGATCGGGATGGGGGTTAAGGCTTCCGCCGCATACTCTCCAACGCCGTAAGGTTCGATCCCCTGCAGTCGTTTGGACCGGGACAGCGGCTCGCTCTGGGGCATGAAGCCCAGCGGACGACCGGCATAGTCCTGGGCGCTGGCAATGTCGGTGGCGAAAGAGGACAGCGGCGACATCTTCCCCCGGGCGTATTGTCCGGCCACCTCCATCAGCGACTTCGTCCGGGAAGTCAGCCTCTCAAACTTGGTCCTTTCCCCGAAGGCCGTGTGCAGCGCGTTGGCGAACATGCGGATCATCCCCACGAATGGATTCATCACCCCCACCTTAAACCCCGCCACCTTGAACGCCAGGAAGTCAGCCTTTTTGGGGTCCGTGAAATTGATCTCCTGATTGCTCCCGGCCATCTTCAGGAACGACTGGTTCGCGTACAACGCCATTGCATAAAATCCCACCACCATCGCTTTCTGCTGCATTTCGCTCTTGGCCCAGGCGCGCTGTTCCAGCGAGGCGGTCTTCCAGTGGGCGATGTAGTTGGCGGCCTTGGCGGTGTCCTTGAACACATAGGCCCACCGGGAGGCTTCCAGCTTGGGGGCGAACATCAGCCAGTTTAGCGACTCATGGAACTGGGTCTTCACGATCCCGGTGGCGTGGTTCACACTGTCGGCGATCAGCCTGGCCGATTCCTGGTTCCGCAGATGTTCCGGCAGTGAGTTCAGCCACTTCTCCGCCATCGCATAGCGCAGGGTCTTGAGCGCGTCAAACCCACGGCCCTGTAGCCAGCCGCTCATCTTGTCGCCAAAGAGGTATTGCAGAGCCTCGATCTGGTAGTCGTCGGTGTACTTGAACGGGTCGGCTTCCAGACCGGCAGTCTTCCAGAACTCGAATCGCTCGTGGCCTACGAGTTCATCCATCATCAGTTTGTGGTAGTCGGCCCCCTTAATCCGGCCTTCTCCCAGGGTCCCGAACTGCATCCGATACATCTCCTGCCAGGCACCCGGCTTCCACTTGCCACCCTGCCAGTGTCCGAAATACTCGGACCAGGCCCGGGGGTTGAACATCATGTTGCTGGCGTGGGTCACCATCGGGACCAGTCCGTGGCCGACGATCTTGTCCCAGAAGAAGAATCGGGGAAGGAAACGAGCCGCCCGCAACCATCCAGGGTACTGCTGATTCTTCAGCCAGTTCATGGCTTGGCCCTTGATGCGCGCCTCATCCCTCACCCGCTTGACCAGATCCTGGGTCAGTTCTCGCATGGTCCTATTGGTGGACATGGCTCGGAACAACCGGAGCTGGGTGTAGGGGTTGGTGATATTTCCGGTAGCGTCCTTGATGCCCAGCTCAGCGGAAGCCTTGGTCCGGATCTCCCTGAAGTCCAGCACTCCCTGATCAAAGAACCGCTGCTTGAGGTAATTCCAGATGTGGTAAGCCTCGGCCGGGCTCGGGTGGCGGCCGCTGGGATCGGCTTCCATCGCCCGGCGGATGGCGGCAATGCTGACCTCGATGGGCGGCTTCTTCCGGGTGAACATCTTCCGTGCGTCCTTCACCGCCGAACCAGTGCCGACGTAGTTGTTGATGAATGTCTCGTTGATCTTCTCGGACACTGCCCGGACGTGCTCCAAGTAAGGCTCCAAATCCGGACGTTCGATGTCGGGATCGCGCAGGCGCTTCTTCATGGCCTCCAGCCAGTTGGCGTCGGTCATCTTGTTGGCCTTGGAAAGCTTCTGCATCACCCTCATCCCGATGTTCCCCAGCTCATCCTCAGTCTCCGGGTCCAGTGGCGGGAGCTTTCCCTCTTCGCCCTTCATCGCCATAGCGGAAGACTTGGGCTTCTTGGACTTCAGCGATGATGCGGACCCCTGTTCGGCCAGATCAGACTGCTTTTCCGCTATCGACATGACCCGCTTATTCCCCTCATCCAACGGCTCGTCCACGCCCCTGGATGCCTCTTCCCCTACCGCCATCTCGGTCAACCGTCGGACTTCTTCGGATGCCTTGGACCGTCCAACAATGCTGGCCACCTCGGCCTCTTCCGACTCGTCCAGATCAATGTCCTCCACTGCCCGACCCAGCCTGCGCGCCTTGGCAGCCTTCGCCGCATTGCGGACGAAGGTGGTGGACTTCATGTCGTCCGGACCAATCTGGTTCCAGCCCTGGAGCGCCTTTCCGGTGCGCTCGAACATCTTCTTGCTGGTCTGCCCAATCAGTTTCTGCCACTCAGACGACCGGGACTCAGCTTCTTTATACGCCTTCGACTGTACTCCAGATTGAGCCGCCACCTCGTCGGCGATCTGCTGTAGCCGGTATCCCCAATAACGGAAGGCAGGAGTGCTGCGCTCGCTGATGTAGCCGGTGCGCTTGGCCTGAATCATCTCCTTCATCGGGTTGATCTTCCCCGACAACACATCGTCCCGTCCCCGGGCGATCAGGACTTCCTTGGGCAGCAGCGCCTCTTCCGGTTTCTGGTAGGTGAGCCGTCCCTGTGCCCTCATCTCGTCCTGGTAGCGCTCCGCTACCCCGTATCCCTTGCGCGTCATCGGCAGCGGCTCTCCCTTTCGCTTGGCCTCCATCCGTTGATACATCTGCCTCAGGGTTATGTCCGAGGGAGGAGTCTGGGATGGAACGAATCCCCTCTCCTGTCCGAATCCAACCGGGGTTCCACGCTCTGGGATTTTCTCAGGCTTCTTTCCAGTGAATCCCGCACCACCAATATCGCTTGGAGTAACCGGAGGAAATGGGAACGCACCCCTGGGAGGTGGGTATGGTTCCTGTCTGGGGTATCCACTTGGAAGCATCTCCGGGCCCTGTCCCGGCGGACGTGGAAGTTTCTGCTGGTAGGTGGCAAGCCTTCGGCCTATGGCTGTTCTTGGGGTGCCGCCGAACTTGCTACCTGCGAGGAGGCTGCGCTCGCCGCTGATGCTCTTTTCCCGAGCGGCGCGCTGTGCCGATACCGCAGCGAGTTCAAGGTTTCGTCGAGATGTGTCGCCATACCGATCCAGCGCTCTTGTTCGGAAGGCTTCAGTGTCTGGAGGAACGGCGAGTTTTTCAACAGGTGCGCCCTTACCTCCTTGTGCAGTGCGTGCTTCATTGGCGATTTCATAAACTTCATTGAATGTCTTGAGGAGGGCGCGGTACTTGAGCGACTCGCGCTCCAGGTAATGGGCCTTCTCCCCGGGGTTCATGTCCACGTACTCGGTGTCTTTGGGGATTGGCGGGAGCTTGGCTAGCTTGGCCTGCTCCGTGGGAGAGTTGAGCATCCGTTCATAGATCCGGTTGGCGATCTTGTCCATCGCATACAGGGCACTGATCTCCCTTCCGTTCAACACCCCGGACTTCTCCCGCTTGGCCTGGATCGCATCCAGCATCTTCTGGAAATCGAGCGGGTGGCTGACCTTGTATTCGTTGGACAACTCATAGAGGGATTCTGCTTCCGATCCCGCTAGAGATTCCCGGGCCAGGTGGCTCAGGTCGGACTGGAACAGTCCCAGCACATCGCTGCCCGGCCCTCCCCTCAGCCACACTTCCAGCGCAGCCTTGTCCCACTTGCCAACCTTCTTGGACGGAATTTCGGGTTCCTCGGATTCCGCCCAGGCTCTGGTCTCGCGTTCTTCCCTGGTCTTGGCCATCTGCTCCGAGATGGAGGGTTCTTCTTCGGTTTCCCCTTCTTCAGTCTTCTCCGGCTCAGCGGCCTCTTCCCCGGCAAGTTCTTCTTCCGTAACCTTCCCAAAGTATCTCTCCTCGTGCTGCCTCTTTTTTTCGGCTTCTCGCTCAGCTTCAGCCTCCTTGATATACGCCATCCACTGGGCGGTCGATCCCTGTTCCCGGATCTTGGCCACTCCGCCGATAGCCTCCACGTACGTCTTCTCATTCGGCCACTGCTGGTGGAAGTTATAGACCGGGTCCTTAACCAACAGGGTCGCATTCACCCGGTAGTTGGCCAGGAGCTGGGGAATGGTGATGTGGTTACCAGCCTTGCTCCCGGCATACACATCCGGGTTGTAGATCATCGGTTCCCCATGCCGTACATAAACCGAGACGGCATGGTGAACTCCGGTCTTGGGGTCCACCACGATGGCGATGGACCTGGTAGTGGTGGCGGTCTTGCCTTTGATGCTGCCGCCTTTGCCCAGGACCGACCTAAGGAACTTGGCATCCTCGCCCTGCTTGGTGGTGTACTCGGCGTAGGCGTGAACATCTTTGCCCTTAACCTCAAACCAGACATCGTCCAAGCCGATAGTCTTCCGGTTAGGGCTTCGCTCTGGGGCAACAGCCTGCTGGTTGTACCACTTGCTCAGCTCCCGGATGGCTCCACGGCGACGGCGCTGGCCGATGACAAACCCTTCCTTCCACAGCCGCTCAGCCTCGGCCTTCTCCGCTTCGGTCCGTGGTTCACGAGCAACTCCTTCGCCCGGCTTTGGCGGCGGTGGTCCTTCGCGCGCGGCGAGTCTCTCCGCCATCTCCATATCCCGCAGTTGTTCGATCAGGGCCTTGCCTTCTTCCGGCGTCAGGTCCCGCACCGCACAGAATCGCTTGAAGGCGGGCGAGTCGGTCGGGTTCTTCCACTTCGCCATGTCCTCCAGGATGGGATGAGGGTTGGCGTCGGGCATGTGACGCAGCAGGCCCTCACCTAGGAACCGCTTCTCCAGCCGGGCGGGCCGGAGCAGTTCCTTGATCCGCTCCCCCGAGGCGTTGTTCAGGACATCGTGGACCGCTTCGTTCCACACGTCCCGGGCGGCCTGTTCGGGGATCTCAGGGTGGTGTTCCTGCAGATCGGTCCAGAACTCCTTGTAGTCCCCGACATCGTAGCGCGGCTTCACCGGACCCTCGGTCTCGGTGGGAGTAATGGGTTTCGACTTGCTATTGAGAGTGGCAATGGCGCTGCGGTAGGTCAGCGCACGGTCGGCGGCACCGAACTGCTTGGCGATGTTGGCCGGGCTCAGAGCTTCGGTCAGGTCCTGGCCGGTGAGACCGATGGCCTTGGCGGCGATCTCGATGGGGGTGGGCTGGTCTTGGGCCTCCATCTTCTTGGCCGCATCCTGGATCTCTTTCGTCTTCCATTCCTGGTGGAACTTGGTCAACTCGGGGCCCCACTGTTCCTTGGGCAGAGCCACGATCCGGTCGTAGTTCTCCTTGACCAGCGCGCGCTTGGCCAGGTCATCATGGATTCCTCCGATGGAACTGATAAGGCGCGCGGCGACCTCCTCCTCGGGGGTTCGGGTCTTGCGCGACATGGCCAGCGCTTCTGCCGGTGGAGGGGTAATTTCTCCCTCGGCAATCTGCTCCCCCTTATGCAGCAATCCGGTGGACCAACCACCCTCGGTCAGCCGGGAAACCCACGGCTGCATCTCCAATCCGGTTCCGGCCGCATTGACTCCCTGACCCCAGCCCTCGAAGTATCCGGGAATCTCCGAACCTTCAGGGCCACGAAGGACAATCGGCACGCTGGACTTCTTAGCCGGTGGGGGCAGTCCTTCAAACTTCTTCTTAGAATCTTCAGACAGCGGCTTCCGGCTCATCGCCATAGGTTCTCCACCTTGGGGAGCGGGCCCCACCCCGGCAGCCGCCTCGGCCTTATCCAGTTCTTCGGTGAGTTGGACCCAGCGTTCGTACTCCGCCTTACTGGGACGGTAACCAGGTGCGGTGATCTTGCGATTCAACGCATCCAATTCCTCCATCTTGACAGCAGGAAAAGCTGCGCTTATATCTGGAGTGGCAGCAGGACCTCCGGCGGTTAGGGCCGCCGGAGGCGTCGTAGCCAAACCAGTCTGTGCCTGCGCTGGCTGGGGCTCCCCCGGTTGTGCGGCGGGAGCCGCTTTTGCTGAACCGGTTTTTAGGATCTGGTTCTTCTGTTTCTTGGTAAGTGTGGGATCATTCTGGACGGCCTCGCGTATCTTAGTGTCCGCCAGATCAATGTCATTGAGAGGACGGTTAGGATCGAGACCGGCGCGCGTCATTGCCTCGCGCACCCATACCGGCATGTTCTTCCCCTCTTTTGTTCCGACCACTTCGCTCAGTGGTACTTGTGCTGCTTGGGCCACTCCCGCTTGACGCCTTCCTTCATCATCTTTCGGGCCTGCTTTTTCGGCGGGCACTTGACCCGCGCCTTCGACGGGTTGGTCGCGCACAGCGCGAACAGCCGGTGTTGCTTTGGACTCCAGGGCATCTGGTGCTCCTTTCTTTAGCTCTTGTTTGACTGCTTCTAATCTGCCGTTGACGGTGTCGAGAATCTCGTTGTTGCGCTTGATGGCCTCCTTGCTGGCCTCGCTCCCCATGTTCTCTCTGGTCCAGCGCACCACCTTCTGCAGCCCGGACAGGAACTTGGCGGTCCGGTTCTCCGCCTTAACGGAGGAGATGAACTCGGTGGCGCTCTTTTCCCGGATGAGCTGGGTCCAGAACCGGATGGACTCCGCCCCGTACTGTTCGTCGGTGAGCGGTTTGCCACGGTATAGAGGACCATGAATCCGTCGCTTCTCCAGTTGCTGCTCGTAGGGGCTCAGGTTATCCCAGAATTCCTTGGCCTGTTCCATCGCCGTGGCACCGTGGACTTCCTCATGGTTGATCAGGTCGTTAATCGCGTGCTCGGGGGTAACGTCTTTGGGCAGGTCCTGCTCCAGGTACTCGTGCAGGTTCTTACGGTTAACCGTCACCTTGCCGGTATCCGGGTCCGTGTTGGCCACATCTCCCGGACGGGCCAGGGGTTCATCAGTGATGGTCCATCGTGGAGCCTTCTCCTTCAGAGCTTGCTCTCGCTCAGCCCGGACTTCTGGCGAGGCTGGAGGTCGGGCCGCACCCGACTTTGAGAATCTGGCCTCGCCGAACAGGGTTCCCATCGCCACACCGCTGACTAACTCTGGAGCAGTGGGCAGTCGGTGCTCCTGGATGGCGGGCATTGCCACTCCCATGCCTGCGCCCAAAGCGGCGCGGAAAGGAATCTGAGCCAGCTTGAACGGGGCCATGCGGGCGGAAGCGCCCATCGCAGCCACGTCACCAGCAGCGCTGGCCCACGGGTGCTCCTTCTCACCGGCTGCCAATTCTTCTTCTGCCTTCTGGGCGAACTGAGGAGCCACTGCTCTCAGGGCGGCCTTCTGTGCCTTGGCGGCGGCTATACTGGCGATAGTTCCAGTAACCAACCCGCCAATGATGCCACCACCAATTTCTCCAATTCCGGTTTCGCCAAGCACGGGGATGGCGGCTCCAGCCATTGCTCCGTACGTGGCTCCTGGCCCAGCGGCGGCCATGAATGCAGCGCCGGGGCCTACATTTGCTGCCGCATGACCTAGAGCCGACCTCAACGCGCTAGGGTGGGGAGTGTTGTAGTTTTCATCCAGGAACTGCTGGATCTCCTCCGGATTCGCGTCGTCGGGAAATTCAAGGACCCCTGCTCCTTCAACTGTGAATGTCTGGGGCATGGATCAGTCTTGGGAAGGTGGCGGAAACATATCCCACGTCAGGGGAGGAACCCGAAGCGGAACACGGGCAGGTTCTTCCTCCTCGTCGTGACTGGTTTCCGGTATGGGCCGAGCGGGAGGAGTGGTAGCCGTAGTCGTCCCACCGCCGGTTACCACCAACTTACCTGTCTTGGGATCGCGCACGATCTTTATGGATTTGGTTGCAGCGGATTCCTCAGCCCCAGGATAAGGAGGATCATCTCCACGCTTCTTGAACACGGCGTTAACTCGCCGCTTCTTGGCATCCAAAGATGCCTCCATCGCCGCCTTGATCTTCGCGTCCATCTTGGGAGTGGTGTCGATCAGGTCCTCGGCCTTGGCAATCTCACGTTCCATGATGGCAACCCCGGTGTTCTCCAGAGAGTCAACTGGCTTCCTTGGTTCTGGTTTTGCCGGAGCCCAGGGAGAGGTCGGAGCCCCTCGATAATAAGATTGTCCGCTTTCGGTGGTCATCTCCTCGGGGATGTAGGCCTGCTTTCCCTGAAGTTGCTGCAGTTGCTGCTGGTTTCTTCCCAGCGAAGCCATCGCCGCACCGCCAAACCCGGCACCGGGTCCCTCCTGCATCATCACCGTATTGAAATCCTCACCATCCGCCACTCGCTGTTCAATCCTCATTCTTGCCGCTGCCTGGGCTGCCGCCGCCTCAGTCTTGGCGGTGTTCATCTTCTGCGCCTCTTGTAGTTGCTGCTGACGAATCTGGATCTGCTGCTCGTGATAGGACTTGGTGATCTCCAGCCGCTGGCGCTCCATCTCGTTCTCGCGCTCCTGCTGGTCGTGGCGCGCCTGCATCGCCAACTGCTGCTGGGCGAACTCCTGTTGGGCCTGCTGGGCCTGCTGGGCCATGCGCTGGTTGGCCTCGGCAATGCGGGCGCTGGTCTGGTACGCCTCCAGGAAGTTCTTCGCCGGATCGGCGGGCTGTAGCCAAGGTGCTATTCCGGGCATAAGTCTTATCCTTCCCCAAATACCCCTATCCAATCCTCTTCGCCGCCTCCACCGCCGCTAGTATCATAACCATATCCAGCGTACGGATCGTAGTAAGAAGAGCCACCTCCTTCGCTAGAGTAGCCAGTGTCTTCGGGAGTCGTTGAGCCAGAATCGTAGCTTCCTGAGATATAGGAATCAATCCATCCGTTGTACTCCTGTTCAGAGCCGAATCCCATCTGCTGCCAGAAGGGAACATTGGCACCGGTGTACATATAACCGCTGCCAGTGGGCTGAACTCCCCCAGCAGTCCCGGCAGTTCCACCGGTTCCCGCTCCAGCTCCTCCGGTATTAAACAAGCTTTCCCAATCGCTTCCCATGTTGCCGAACACTCCATAGCTGCCCTCGCCAAGATTGTACACGTCTGGTCCGGTTGTCCCACCGACGGTTTCGGACGATCCGCCCGCAGGACCGGTTCCCGCGCTCCATCCAGAAGCAGCCGTGCCAGCCCCTCCAGCAGTGGTTCCCATTCCAGCGCGTGCGGCGGCTTGTTGGGCTGCTTGATATGCCGCCTGTTGGGCCGCCAGTCCTCCCCCACCTACTCCACCTACCGCTCCTCCACCAGATCTCAAACCAGCCTGTTGTGCGGCCAGATTAGCCATTGCCGCATCGTATGGATTGGGAGCGGCTGCCGTGGTGGCGGCCAGGACGTTGTTGTCCGTGGTCTGGGTGCCGGTGGTGTTGGTGGTTCGAGGGGCACCGGCCAGAAGGGCGTTGTAGTTCGTCAGGCCCTGCTGCTCAAGCTGCTGGGCGGATAGACCGAGGAACTGCTGGTAGGCCGCCATATTGTTGGGCGAGTTGAACCCGGTCCCGGTGGCGATGCCGCGCTGGGCCGCCCAGGTCTGGGCATTGGCCAGGTCCTGGGGATTCAACTGACCGCGCAACTGGTTCCCGACGTTGGCACTGGCCTGTCCCGACAGCGCCGCATAGTCAGGCAGGTTCGGAGTCCACGTCGAGCTGCCCGTGGTGACGTTGGTTGAGGTCGGCGGGATGACGGGAATCGAACCGTAGGCGGCTGGATTCGTGATGGCGGGATCTGTTGATACTGGCATAAGTCTAAATCATCCCAATGCGGATGCGTTCAAGTTTGGCCGAGCCGAATGGGGCGAAGTTGACGGCCGGGTTGTCGAGCCCGTAGTAGTGGGTCAGCTCGCCGTTGAGAAGCCGCACCGCCTGGATGTGTTTCTCCTGGGCCATAGGCTTAGCGGTGGCGGAATCCATCTCGCTGTAACGAACTGAGCAGCATTCCTCAATGATCGCCTCCAGGTTATGAAAGAGCAAGTAGTCCGTGTCCACCGTCACCGGCACCAACTCCAGCTTGGCGATGGCCGTCACCTGAACCGTCGTGGGCGTTCCTGGAGGCGGCGGCAGGCAGGGGTTGTGATTCCGGCAGCAGTTGAGCGGCAGACCGCTGAGCATGTAGCGGCGGTAACCCGCCACGAGCTCCCCCGGCTCCATCACGAGCATTAGGCTCTGCGCGGCGGTTACCGGGTCCACCTGGAATATCTGGACCGGTCCCACGGTAGCGTCCTTCTGAATGTCGAGCACGGAGTTGAACTGCATCGGCTGGTCCACGAACGGGCTCTGTAGGAACACGTAGGAACCCTTGACGAGCTGAACGCCGTCCTGGGTGTAGATCGGGTTGTTGTTGTTGTCCGTGCCACCCACGAATACTCGGCGCCCCGCCTGGACATCAGCGACATCGCCGGGGTAGATGCGGATGATCTTGGGAGGATTGACCAGCGGCGCGGGGGTGATTGCGTCGTTCCGCATGTAGGCCTGGATGTCGCGGTGGCCGCAGTGGCGATGGCGCAGCATCCGTCCGTTGCCGAACTGGAGATATTCCGCGAACTGGTTGTTGATCGGGATAGGCCTCCCGCACACGTCGATCATCTCCAGCCGCGCCACCTCACGGGGCACCGTGATGTAGGGATCTCCGCGCGAGACGTTGAACGCCATCTCGGCAAAGCTGCCGTACCAGCCCTCGTCTCCCGCCTCCCGGCAGAGCAGCAACCGGCGCTGGGCGCTGTTAACGAATCCGGCAATGGCGGCTACGTCTCCCGGGCACTTGCCGATCAGCGGCGGAAGCCGGGAGTTGAGAACATCGTAAAGTCTTAGTCTTGGCATAATGTCTAACCGTTGGGGACCCATCTTCCACCTGAAAGCGGATGGTATCCAGGCTGTCCTTCGTGTGAGACGGTATATCCTCCCACTCGACCCGTCGTTGGGCCCGGCCTCATCAGTTGGCTGTAGAGGTTCTCTGGGCTTAATCCACTTGCCATCTGATCCCGGATGAATTGTTGCTGATCGGGGAACATCTGCAGCAGTTGATTGTAACCGGCGGACGCCATATTCGAGTAAGCTCGTTGCTGTTCCTGACCGGCGGGAGAAGCAAGGAATCCAGATGCCTCTAGTGCGTTCTCATTCCCGTATCGGGACTGTGCCTGCTGCTCCGTAAGGCCGAGTTCCTGCAGGGCTTGTAGATGGGCCGGGTCCTGTAGGTTGTAGCTTCCCCATCCCGTGAAATCATTCGGGCTGCTCGCTAACCCGCCAGATGTACTGGCGCTTCCAAGCAGAGCTTGAGGAATAACTTCATTGGTATAGAAGGTCGCCCCGGGATCTGGCTGGTGGGAACTTACCGCCGGGGTTCCTGAGGCTACCGCCGTGGACGTCACCTGGGCGAGGGGCGGAGTCGTGGTCGTAGTGGTTCCGGCTCCTGGGGTTGCCGGGGTCAGTCCCAAGCTGGCAGGAATTGAGGCGGTCGAAGTCAGCGCGGGCGTGGTGTTGGCTACCGATGCCGTCGTTCCCGGAGCGATGGCCCCAGCCGATGCTCCAACCGCGCTAGACATCTGGCTCTGAAGCTGGGCCAACTGATCTTGGGTTGAGGCGGCAATCTCGGCTGGTGTTTTGGCTGCCAGCGGATTCTGCTGCGCACCAACCTGATCAGGGACAGTGGCAACGAGACTTCCGCCCGTCGCATCGAACTGGTTGAAGTAGCTGGGGAGTTGAGCGTTCCAGGCCATATCAAGGGAGGTTGGTGAAGGTCAGTACGTAGTTGGTGTTGTCGCCTGGATGGCCAATCGTCACCACGATAATATTGTAAGTGTCGTGGGATGCGAGGGGGAACTGGACATCATAGTCTCCAATTCCAGGACCAAAATCAGTCCCGTAAGCAAAAGTGGCGATCAACGCAAATGATGAGGTTCTTATTTGAACGTTAATGTTTTGGCTTGCGCCAACCCCAGTAAGATGGACGTGGAGGTTGCAGGTGCAGGGACCGCCTGCCTGAACTACCGTGCTATCCACTTCCATGAGACCGTTAAACGCTCCGTTGACATACGACACGATGAGGGAATTTGTCACGCCTACAGCGCTGCCAGTGAAGTCGTGCCCCACCGGAGAACCCCAGGCCGTTGCATTCCAGTCGGCGCACAGATTTACTGGCGCATTGATCGTGACGGCCACGTTCTTCTGGCACTTGTGCCCCTCGGCGTCTGTAATTCCCACCAGCATCAGTACGTTCCTGGGGTTGTGGGGGTGCCGCTGAGCGCCCCCGAGGAGGACATAGATAGACCCGGAGGCAGTGGTCCCAGCGGCACAATCGTCACCGGCAGCGCCACGCCCAGCGCCACCACCTGTCCGGTGTAGGGATCGCCCACTGTGCCGTCTCCTAGCGATGGTGATTGCAGCCCGATCAGGTGGATCGTGTAGTCCTGCTGGACCGACTGTCCAAAGCTGTTCTCGGCCTTGATCGTGAAGTTGTATATGCCCGGCACGTCCAGGGTTCCCGCCATAGCGCAGGTGGTGGCGGAATCCTGGAGCAGCCCGGTCCCGATCGGGAGTTGGCCGTCCGCCAGAGAGAACGTCCACTCGCCAGTGCCGGTGACTTCAAAGACCGGATCGGTAGTCAGCAACTGACCGGCGCAGCAGAACCCGTTGTCTCCCACCAGGTGTAGGGGGTCGTACGGCTGATGTCCCGGGCGTCTTCGTGCGGGGACCAGACAAACCTTCCTGGAGTTGGCGAACTGGCACACCATAGATTCGGCAATCTGATCGGCGGTGGCTTGGCTGACATTGGCCACCACACCGGCCTTTATGGTGTAGGTGAAGGAGGAGCCGGTGTCGCACTTGGCTGTGCAGCTCTGGGCGTGGTTGAAGAACAGTTGCCTCCCCGGAACCGATGGGTTCACCGTCGGGTCCACCACCGGGAATCCAATCGGCGGCGGGCAATCGCCCATGCTAGTGCCGCAGGTCTCCGAGGTGAGGAAGGCGCAAGAGTCGGCATCGTCCTGGGAGACAAACGAGTTCGCCATGCCCACACATGGCCACGCTCCCGGGTCGCTGCCAAGTGGGGGGCCACCACTGCCGGAGAACGAACCCGATCCCGAGATCCTGAACCCGCTGCCCGGCCAGCGCATCGACACAAACTCCGGCCCGTCGTCGGCCTCGCTCGAATAGTTCGAGACCGGGTAATCGGTTCCGGGGCAGGTGACGCCGGGGTTGGGGCAATCGAAAATCGTGTCCATAGCTAACACACCATATCACTGAACAGCTTCCGTTCAATGGGCTCAGCCTTGAGGAACAGCCCACGCACCCGGCAGAAGCCCTTAATCGTCAGCCTCACCTGAAACTGGAACCCGGTGTTACTGGGCCTGCCCATGACCGGCGCGCACTGAATCGGAGGGTTAGACAGCGTCTTCATCTGGCGGTACGACTCGCGCTGATTGCCTTGGGGATAGGCCACGGTTCCGGGGTTGTTCGCCTGTGAGCATTCCTCGTACTCAATCCACGGATACCAGCAGACGTATCCGTCCGGTCGGTAGTCCCACCGGAACAGAACCTTGCCCACCAGCCGGTCGATCCAGATTTCCGCGCTTACCAGCTTCTTGAGTTCGGTCTCGCTGCCGAAGGTGAAGGCGGGGAACTCGATGTACCATATAACCCGGTGGTTCTCGTCATTGTCCCAGCGCGCGAAGTTGGTCAACTCCCATAGCTCGATGGTCCCGTTGACCTCAGACCAGACCGTGGCGAAGGCTCGGGGATCTCCACCGTAGTCACCCTCCGTCAGCTCCAGGATGCTCATGCCCTCCAACATCCCCTCCCACACCGGGGGAAGCTGCTGGTCCAGGGTTGAGATCACATCGAAGTTGAGAGGTATGATGGCCTGGTGGGCTACCCCAACCGGGCACTGGAATGGAAGGCCGGTCTGCAGCAACCGGTTGTCGAAGTAGATCCCGCTGGCGGCCCAGAGTTTGGACCTGTCGGTGAATTGGAGCAGTCGGTTTTCGTTGATCGAGATGGGGACGTTACCCCACTGCTGGAAGTTGCGGATGGCGGTGGTGAGGGAACGGATCGAGGGCTCCAGGCACTGGAAGAACAGGTCGCCGTTCACCGCCACAATCGAGCGGTCGTTGACCCAGCCGTTGGTTGAGAGCGCCACCACCTGGAGCGGCTGGTTGTTGGCGTCGGCTCCGATCCAGTCGGTTCGGGTGACAGGGACGGTCAGGCTGTAGATTTCCTCGCGCGTGCCAATGTAGAGAATCCCCTGTCCCAACTGGCTGTTGATGTTTGAGGCGTAGGCGATGCCCCGGATGTTCCCGGCGTTGCTGGGAACCATGAAACCGTCACCTCCGGCGCAGAGCGGGTTCTCCTGAACGCAGAGCACTGAGTCCCGGAAGTCGTAGGCCAGGGTCCCGGTCGGCCCGCCCACGATATCCCCGGCGGAGTAGCTGCGACCCTGGGCGTACCAGACCCGGCCCATGTAGTAGCACATGGCGGTGGCGGCGGGGATCTCATTGGTGTGCGGCGGGCTCGCGCTGGTGGCGTTGACATCGGTGATGCCCTTTGACCGTCGAAGCACATTGCCGTCCCAGATCAATGGCAGGAAGTGGCCGCTGGCATCGGTGGTTCCAGGGATGACAGGGCCCGGATCGTCTCCTGCCTGAATGATGAGGAAGATCTCGGCCTGACAGAAATACACCCGGTCGGTGATGGGGTGGGATACGCCAAACATAGCCGACAGATCTACCGCCGAACCCGGATTGTTCGTGGGCACCTTCCAGACGTGGCCGTCGATGACGACGATGTGGTAGTTGGCCTGATTGTCGGGCACGTAGATGAAGCTGCCCTGGTACTGGCCCAGGGCGGGGATGGTGCCGATCTTGTTCCAACCGAACCGCTGGGTGATGCCCCCATCCCGCACGGTGCAGTTGTCCATCCAGGCCACCGCCGTACGCTTGAGTCCGTTGGGGTTGGAGTCACTGGCCACCGTCGTAACCACGGTGGAGTTGACCCCGCTGCTCCAGTCCAGGCTGCCGTCGATGAGGATGAGGTTGTCGGCCATACTACGGAGCCCCGTATCCTCCGTTGTAGAGTCTCTTCACTTCGTCAGAGCTTAGGGCTCGATTGTAGTAACTAGCATTCTCTATGGCTCCTACGAAGTAAGCTCCCGGGGCATCACCAGCTCCAACCGCGCACCCGATTGAAAATGAACCAGTACCATCATTGTAATAAGCGCAGGTAACTGATGAAGTGGAACACACCACCGAGTTGGTGTATAGGACCGATCCATTTTGGCTGACGACAAAAACTATTTGGGTCCATACGGCAGTAGGTATGTCGGTTGAACAGGTGACCTGATTTGCGCAAGGCCCCGCGCCATAGACATAACATCTGATCTTGTGTCCGGTAGAATTCAGATCAATCTTTGGACAATAATCAGGTAATGTTGGCTCGTACTTTGAAGCCATTGTTCCAAATGCATTTTGAGAACTGCTCGGAAAAACCCAAAGGCACAGACTCAAAGCAGAACCCGGATTTAGAGTGATTGAATTCGGAACTTTCAAATAACCGGAATAGAAATAGACGCACGATCCTAGAAGCCCATTTGTCCAAGTGTAACCACTGTTCAAAGTTCCGTTATTTGCTAACCCAGAATAGTCCCGCACGGCGGTCCCGGTTCCTTCATTCATTGGCCAGAACCCGATCAAACCGAACTTCGAGGATGGGTTGATGCCGAACCCCCCAGGAGCCGCCGAGACCGAGAGTGCAAAAAACAGTAAAAGTAATTGTTTCATGGTTTGATCGTCTGCCAGAGGGTGTTGGTATTTCCCGAACTGTCACCTTGGATGTCCACCCACTGACGACTGAAGGCGGTGTTGGTCGGCATCGTGAGGGTTTGTCCGTAGATCGTTGGCTGCGTGTAGTTGGTGTTAAAGAGGACGGTGTTCGTCAAAGCGCTGCCCTGGATGATTTCCAGCCTCGCCCAGCGCATTGGCGCGGTGTTGGTCGCACGAACGTAGGCGTTGGTCCCGTTCAAGGTCAGCGAGAAGGCGTTGCCCAAGGAAAGGTCCACCGTCACGTTGGTCCCTGAGATCGTGAGGCTGTTGGTTGCCGGGAAGACGTTGGTTGCCGCAGGCACAATGCCGTTGACTTGGCTGCCGTCGATTGTGATACCACTGAGCGCCTGTATGAAGTTCACATGGGCATCGTAGATGCCACCGTTGACCAAGTGAATCACGTCGGCCCCGGTCCCGGCGTTATCCACCTTGAGAGCGGCAACTAGCCGACTGGAATTGGTGGCGAAGAACGATTGGGTTGTGCTGATCGAATAGTCGTATTCAGTGGGCGGACCCGTCGTGATCGTCAGAGGCACTGACTGCCCCAGCTCGTAGAGGACGTTGGAAACCGTATCGTAAACGTAAATCTCATAATGGACCTGGATGGTCCCGCCTCCGCCCGTTCGGTAAGCAAATGAAGTCACAGAAATTGGCCCCTGAAGAACCTGTGAGATTGCCTGAGTGGATACCGTCTGGCGGATGTAGTCGCCGGTGTTAAACACGGATATATCCTGCGTCACGGTCACAGAAGAGGCGCTAGTCCATCCCTGGAAGTTGTTGGTCCGACCGGCGAGCGCCCCGGTGTTGGTGGTCGAAGTCAGGAACATGAACCTCCCAATGCCCCCGATCTGGTTGATGACGAAGTTTGTTGTGGCGAGGCCGTTTCCATCTGGACCATTGGTGGCGATGCTCGCCGTTGTGGCCGTCGAGGCCGAGGCAACAGTTCCGGTGACACTGCCGGAAATCCTCACCGTTCCCCCAACTGCCGTGCCAGTAAAGTGGATGTTGGTCCCGTCAACAAAGTCCAGGTTGGTATTGGAAACTGCCGTCACAGCGACCCCGTTGGTTTTAGTAAGGGAGATGGAGTTGGTCGATGCTCCTCCTGAACTAAACATCATCCAAAGGTTGTTGCTCACCGTCCAATCTGCATTGCTGACGTAGTACTGGTTGGCGATCTGGAAGAGGAGTTGGTTCGTGAAGTCTTGCCAGGATATTGAGAAGTCCTGCACGCCGGGATTCTCCCACGGCATGTAATATCCGGCGGGAACTGCCGTGATGTGGGACAGATTGAAGATCGTGGAGTTGGCCGCACCCATTAAATTGAGGGTGCAGAACAGCGTCAGTAAACCGAGTAGTTTTTTCATGGTAAAAGCAGAGTGCCGCCACCGGGTTGGATCAGGTATCCGCCGCCTGGCAGTATGATTGAGCCGGGAATGGCGGGAGCAAATGGCGTGATGGCCACCAGCAGGCCGTTGGAGAAAAAGACCGTGTTGGAAAGCCCGGTGTCCTCAAAGAGAAGCGCGAAGTTGGTAGTCAAGCCGCTCACAAAAGCGTTGGTCCCATTCGCCCCATTGGTGCCATTAACTCCGTTTGTTCCGTTGATTCCATTCACGCCATTGGTGCCGTTAGCTCCCGGCGGGCCAGCGGGTCCAGGCGGCCCGATTCCGCCGGTCGCGTTGATGATGACGTGGTTGCTGCCGTAGGTGAAGTTGATGTTGGCCCCGGGCAGCATGAAGAACTGTTGGGCCTGCTGGGCATCGGGTTTAACCTGCCACTGGCTGAACCAGTACGAGGGCGTGGAGGCCAGTACGGTAAAGCAGATCAGGACCAAAGCGATTATCGGAGCGGCGCGTCGCACAAGTCCACCTTACGACCTTGCCGCCGGGAGCGCAATAGCCTATCTTGAGGCCGATGCCAGCATCCACCAAGCGCGCTCAGATCGAGAAATACAATCTGAAGTGGCCCGTCGATACCAACCCGGTGATGCTGGAGATGGAGATGATCTTCCGGGGCGGGCGCTGGCGGAAGCACGACGAGACGATGGCCGGGGAGGGGATGGAGTTCCATTTCAAGGCGCTGATGAAACTGCTATGGCCGTGGATCAAGTGGCATTCCTGGGCCGAGCTGCAGGTCGAGTGCTGGATAAACTACCGGATCATCGGTCAGATCGGCGCGGCTTCCACCGGCAAGTCCTTCATTCCCGCCGCCTGCCTGCTCACGGACTACTACTGCTACCCAAACTCCACCACCGGACTGGTCTCCTCCACCACCCGGGAGAGCCTGGAGATGAGGGTGTGGGGCGAGATCAAGAAGCTGCACAAGTCGGCCAAGCAGCTCCACGATTTTCTCCCGGGCTATCTGATCGAGGGACGCCAGCGCCTGATCAGCGATCCCAAGACCGAGTCCGCCGAAGGACGGGACTTCCGCAACGGACTGGTGGGCGTGGCCTGCAAGCGCGGCCAGGCGTTCCAGGGCATGGAGGAGTACGTCGGCATCAAGAACCGTCACCTGCGCATGGTGGCGGACGAACTGCAGTTCCTGCCGCGCCAGTTCGTGGATGCCATCTCAAACATGAACAAGAACAAGGACTTCAAGTGCGTGGGGTCCGGCAACCCGAAAGACACAACCGATGCTCTGGGAGTACTTTGTGAACCAGCGGCCCATCTGGGAGGGTGGGATGGTGGTATTGACCAAACACCGAAAACTAAGACTTGGGAGATCCGGTTCCCGAAAGGCATCTGCATCCAGTTGCCAGGTAGTGATTCGCCCAACCTGGACGGAAAGCTCGGCATACCCCTCATCACCCAGGAGGCTATAGATTCCGACATCAAGTTCTACGGCAAGGACTCGATCCAGTACTCAATGATGGACGAGGGCCGGATGCCTCGGGGCCAAGGCGCGCGCCGGGTCATCACCCGCCAGCTATGCCTTAAGCACGGGGCAACAGAGCAGCCGCTCTGGCTCAACAGCATCCGCACCCACATCGGAGGGTTCGATGCCGCCTACCGGGGAGTGGGCGGGGATCGCTGCGTATTTGTCGAAATGCAGTTCGGACTGGACAGCGAACGCAAGATGATCCTGGCCCTGGTCGATACGGTGGTCATTCCAATCAAGGATGCCGTGGCGGAGACGCCCGAGGATCAGATCGCCACCCAGGTCAAGGACCAGTGCGAGCGCCGGGGTATCGCGCCCGAGAACTTCGGGTTCGACTCCACCGGCCGGGGCAGCCTGATGGCGGCCTTTGGACGCCTGTGGTCGCCCAACGTGGTTCCGGTGGAGTTCGGCGGTCCGCCCACCGATCGGCCGGTGGCCAACGGCCTCGACGTGGTCTGCAAGGACTACTACTCGAAGTTCGTGACTGAGCTGTGGTACTCGGTCCGGCTCATCATCGAGGGCGATCAGTTCCGGGGCATGACCGACGAGATGATGGTTGAGGGCGGCAGCCGGGAGTGGACGATCGTGGGGGCCAACAAGATCGAGGTGGAACCTAAGGACAAGACCAAGCTTAAGATGGGGCGGTCACCCGACCTGTTCGATGCCCTGGTGACAGCGGTGGAGATTGCCCGACGTCATGGATTCAAGATTGACCGGGTGGTCAATGCCGCCCATTCGCATGGGGACCAGAAGTGGAAGCAGGAATTGCGGGATCGGGCTCGCTCTCTGTGGAAGAACCACGAGCTTACTTACCGGTGATCCAGTTGGCAGCGATCTCGGAGTTCCACCGCCCTTGCAATCCTTGAAGCGCAGGGTGAAAGTAGTGGGCCAGCATCTCCGAGTAGGCGTCGTTCTTGGTCCATCCTTGGCTTAGACGGAAACATCCCACGATGAGACCGGTACGGTCCTCGCCGTGCTCACAGTGAACGTAGGTGTGTGGACGCATCAAGGACACGGCAGCCACGATCAGCGACTGGCTCGGCCGAAAGATCATCTGCCGCCACCAAGGAATGGGCAGGCGGTGGATGGAGAATCCGGCACCGTCAGGATCAACTCCCTCCTCTTCGGTGTTCAGCTTGATGACGTCGGTAATGCCCTGGCTCTTGAGGTAATCCCATCCAACCGAGCTGGGTTGTCCTCCGCGCAGGATGTCCTGCTCGACGGCGAACAAGTTCGGTATGCCGTTGGAGATGGTCACTTCCAATGGGGCGGCAGCAGAACCTTGCGCGGCACGCCGTTAACCGTCATGAGCGAAGCAGACGGAAGGGCCTGGGTCAGTCCGTCGCAGACAGCCTGGAGGTAGGGCTGGATCTGGTAGGTGGTGTTGGTTCCGATCTGGTCATACACCTGCTCGTACACCCACATCGCACCGTCCACAATGATCTTGGTCTCGGCGTTGGTGGTGGTGAGTTTTGACAGGTCGGCCACAATAGCGGCCGGGTTCACATTGGTCACCGATGCAGCGCCACAAATGACATCACGCGCCAGAGCCACCTCCGGCGTGGCCTGAGGGTAAACGTCCAGTCCAATCCGGGTCAGTCCGGCAACATCTCTGGTGACGGCGGCGGTGGTCTTTATGGAGGGAGTGGTGGAGCAGCCTGTGAACAGGATGCAGGCCAGTGATGCTGCGATAAGTGATTTGTTCATATTTGTTTTCCGTTTTCCAGTTTGCTAATGGCAGCCTCTGTTGCCCGATTCTTTTCATCCTGCACTCCCTCGGCGTGCGAGGCTTTAGCTGTGGCCGCCACGAGGGCATCCTTCATGCCGTTGGTCGCAGCCTTGATTTCTTTTGTCTCGGCTTTTAGGTGGTCTCCCACTTCAGAGACCTTTCTTGCCACAATGATCTGATGGAGAAGATTCAAAGCCCCGATAATGGTGGGGCCAATTGTAACGATCAGCGCAACTTGAACGGTGTCGGTCATATGATTTGATTTAGCTCTATCAGTTTACAGTCTATAGCGTAGTGCGTCAACCGAACTGGGTCAATGAATCCCAGTTTGCGATTGATGGACATACAATACCAAGCAATCGTCTTGGGGGCGCGGTGCAACAATTCGGCGATCTGCTTGCGGGTGCAGCCCATTGCGGTCCATCCTACGATCAATTCTTCGGTGATGGTCAGTTCCCGTTGATAAGCCTGAGCACGGTTGGCGGAGGTGGGGGAACAGGGGAGTTGGTGGAGACCTCGTTGCTGAAGTTGGTGCTCTCCAGACCATTCGTATTGACTGCCGTTGCCCCGAAATAGTACGTCACCCCACGAATCAAGTTGGACACCGTTCCTGTATTGTTTGTGAACGGAAGAGAGTTCGTGTACGTCCTGGATGCCACACCCCAATAAAGCTTGTAGAGAGCAATGTTGTTGCTGGCTGGTTCGGCGTCCCACGCCAGTCCCACATAAGCCGGGGGCGGGTTGGTCAAAACAAGGTTTTGTGCTGAGGCGAGCAGGGCGACGACCATTACAAGAACGACAGGACATAAGCGTTTCATGGCGCAACGTATCACGGGCTCAGCCTTCCTGCCAAGCGGTAAAAGATGATCGGCTCCAGCTTGTTTACATGGATGTCGCAAGGCCCACTGGCGTTGCTGACCACGACCGACCAGGATTGGAAATCCGCGCTCCACTCGATGTTCCACCAGTAGTTCGAGGGTTTGATCGAGGGCGGATACGCCCAAACAGTGGTATTGGTCGCAACAACCACGGGCACGATCTTGGCAATCAGCTTCGCCGAGCCCGCCCCCTGATGCACCGCCGCGCTCTTATGTGGTCGTTTGATGGTCGGCACTGGCGGGGGTCCGGTGGCTATGCTCCATGCGCTGACGCAGAGGGCGCAGAACACTAAGGACGGCAATGCGCGTTTCATCAATCAGTTGCCACAGCCCACGGAGGGACTTCGGCCAGCAGTGCCGCTTTTGCAGCGATCCCATCGGGTGGGCCAACGCTGGGAGGAGCGGCAGGGGTTTGTAAACTCAGATTCACTAATCCGCCCGTATTTCCCAGAGCTACTAGCTGAGTCAAAATGGTATTAACTGCCTGAATCGTCAATAGCCCGCTGCTGAAGTTCGCAAAATTCAAAGCAGTCAGACTGCCCACGCTCATTGTAGTAAATAGGTTACTGGAAGCCTGAATAGATATAAGCCCCGGACAGTTGCTTACTGTCAGGAACGTGATCCCTGAAAGGTCGGCGCGAAGAAGCTGTAGATTTGCACAACCAACGAACGTGAGTGAGTTGGTCGCATTATAGCGGGTTGAAAAGTTAATAAGTGCCGGGAGTGCCTGTGGCGCAGTGATGGAAGTGACTCCTTGATTATCCAGATTCACGTCTGACACGCTCGCAATATCCGCCGTTGCAAAGAACGTCGCCCGGTCAACGGGACCGAAGTTGCCGTTCGCGTCGGTCCAATTAATCTGAGCGGTGGGAGGCTCGTAGGAGAATTGAGGGACGGGAGGGCCACCATTGGCCCACTGGCAAATCAAGTAGATCATCACCTCTTGCAATGATCCCTTGGGGATACACCTGTAGCACTTGGCCGCAGCCATCAGGTCATTGGGATCGCAGGAGATCACTTGTTCACGATCTGGCAGAGCAGGTAAGTCTGAACCTCCGGCTGCATACCGTTCGGGATACACCTATAGCACTTGGCAGCATCCATCAACTGCTGGGGCGTCAAGCCGGTGCCCAGGATCTGGTTGAGCAGGTAGATAATGACCTCTGGCTGCATCCCGTTAGGGATGCACTTCATGCACTTGGACGCTTCCAGCAGCGCGTTGGGATCGCAGTCGATGGCCATAGGTTACAACTGTTGAGACTGATTCATCAGGTTGCAGAGTAGGAATATCTCCATGTTCAGCATAGTCTTGGGATCGACCGAGCAGCACAGGCAGGACAAGGCTTTGCGAATGGCTGTCTCGCTGACGGTATCATCCGGGACCCCTGCGGCTTCCGCCGTTTGGGCCAGCATTTCGATGTAGGCCGCTCTTTGGGCATAGTCAGGGAGAGAGTCATACTGCTTTAGCATAGTGGCAAGTTCGCACCAGTTTGTGTAATCAAACAGATTATCAGATCCTGGTTGAAATCCTCCAGTGACGGCCTTTAGTATCAAGGCTAGGTAGTAGGTCTTGACCGCCTGGAAGGATTGTTTGTCCATCAAAGTGTTTAACTCTGATCCTTCCGAGGCCAGAGCAGCTATATTACATTCTATTGCCATAGTTTTCCTTTAGTTAACCGAGCATCGAACTCATCGGTCCGCCGCCGCCTCCGGGAGCGGCCTGGGGAGGGGGTGCCGAGGGAGGCTCTTCCTCTTTCTCTTCGGGCTCTGCGCTGGCGTACTTCACCAGGACCGAGTCCTCCATGACCTGCACGACTTGCAGGACTACTTCCTCGCCGGGCTTGAACTCTTTGCCGCCCAGGACGGCCTTAGGCAGTTCGGCGGTTTGGTTGTCGCTCTCACCTTCCTTGGGCTCGGCAGATTCTTTGGATTTAGGAGCCGTGGCCGCCGGGGCGGCCGCATCGGAATAGTAATCTTGGCTTGCCATAATAGGGTCCTGGGTTAAATTAAGAATGCGCGTCGGGCCTGTAACCCAAACGCGCAAATTGAACTATGATAATCAATGATAGCGTTCTTCAACGCTTTTGGCAAAGAGTAATTAAGAGCCAGGAACCAGACGGGTGTTGGCTTTGGAGCGGGGCCATTTTTAAGGATACCGGATATGGCCAATTCAGCACCTCTCACAGCCACCCCGTCAGGGCACACCGACTGTCCTGGGTTATTCACTTCGGACCCATTCCTGAAGGATTGTTCGTTCTGCACCGATGCGATTGCAAGCTCTGCGTTCGTCCCGATCACCTGTGGCTGGGGACTGGGCGAGACAATATTAACGATATGATTTCCAAAGGACGAAGCCTGATCGGTGAAAGAAACCACAAGGCCAAGGTTACGGCCCAGCAGGTTATTGAAATTCGGTCTCTGTATCATACTGGTCTCTACAGCCAACAGGAACTTGGTGATCGGGTTGGCATTAACCAAGCCACCATCAGTTCCATCATCCTCCACAAAACGTGGAGGCATTTAACTGAGGGTGTTGGGAACCACCAGAACCCAACACCCTCATAACCACAACCAAACCTCACCTATAAGAAATCCTTATTGGTCGGGTGGATTGGTAGGAGTCTCAGGCGGTGAAGCCTGGGGTTCCTGCGGGCCTAACGGGCCAGCTCCAGTGCCCTGAGGCGGCGGAGGACTGGTCGTTCCAGCGGGAACGCCCAGCTCTTCCGGCCAACCAGCGGGCAGCGGGCAAACCGGCAGGCAGCTATTGCGATTCTGCACAGGATAGCCTGGGTCAGGCGAGCAAGGTTCGATCTGCGGGATGCAGAACTGCTCGCGTTTGTGGAAGAACACCTCGGCGAACTCCGTGTGGAGCGGCCGCACGTAGTACTTGAACCACGCGATGAACTGCCCCTTGTTCTCCCATTTGTTGCTGATGGCCACGCCCGAGGCGTCAGCGCCAAGGTCGTGCATGGCAAACCGCCATTTCCCACCGAAGTCCCGATGACCGAACGGCATCTCGGGATTGAGAGGGCGCGCATCCGGCACCAGAAGCTCCATCGCTTTCTTGTGCCAGATATAGCTGATGGCGTAGTGCGCCTTGTCGAAGTCGGGATTCTCGTCGGAACCGAGCCCTGCCGATCCACCCGCGCCGGTCGTGATGCCGTTAACATACGGCAGCACCACCTCGTAGCGATAACGGTTGGGAGCCGAGCCCGCGCCGAGGTCGGCCACGAAGTTGAATCGCAACCCCATTTCGTCCACGCGCACCATGAAGTTGCCGATCTGGCCACTGAAGCCATACCGCCAGTACTTCTCAGTCTCGTTGAAGTTGGTGAAGCGCCAGTTGCCCAGCACATTCGGGCTGTCACCACCACCGACGCCCTTGTCCCCGCCCAGATGTTCCAGGTTCCAGCAGGTATCCATGTCGGTCACCAGCTCGATGAACGGGGCGGTGTCCTTGAACGGATTCTTGCCCGCATAGCCTCGCCGCATGAGCGGGCTGAAGCGGTTCTGGAGCATCTGAGGCACCAGCATGAACACGTTGTTCGGGTCCACCGAGCAATCGAAGAAGGCTTCGTCGCCATTGGCGTCCAGACTCCAGGTGAAGGTGAACTGGGTCAGGGCGGCGTTGGCCGTGTTGTGCTGCTTGGCCCACAGCAACGCCCGCTTCCGCAGGTAATTGCTGGAGATGTCCGTGGTCGCCGGGCGCAGGATCTCGTTAATCAACTGCGAGATGTGCTGCTCGGCATGGGTGATGTGCATGTCCTGGTCATAGCACAGAAGCGGCGTAGCCCAGGTCTGCTGTTCGGCGTAGTAAGTGAGCCGATCCGCGCCCCAGCCGATGCAGTGTTCCTTGGGATCGCAGGGGGAACCCTGGCAGCCGGGGCCATTGGCCACGACTTTTTCCCACGGCTTCGTGGTGTTGGGGAATACGGAACGGAAACGGTCTTGCGTGATCTCAACCGGCGTACCCATAGGGGTCGTGCCGGTGGACACGTTGAGGAGCCAACCGTCGGTCGGTCGGATATCCTCCATGATGAGCTCATCAAACTTGGGCGTCTGGTCAACGAAGAACTGACCGAAATCGCACGCTTTGATGATGCCCGGTGTTGGACAGGCCATAGTATTATTTCTAAAACGGTCGTTGTGAACTAGGGGTCCGGCCTTGGCTATGCCAAGCGTCGTTCCACCAACGGGCGTTTTAGAAGCTACGCCTTAGAAGCGGGCACGGATTACGGCTCCGATGGGCCACCGGTTTAATCCGAACCGGAAAGATCGAGCGGTTTTATCCGCTAGTTGGACAAGTAGTGCATGTCTCTGATCCCGTCAACAAATATTTTCTGATCTCCTTTGCTGCCTTCTTGCAGGCGGTCATGAACCGATACTTGTCGATCCTGTTTGGGTCTATCTCCTTTATCATCTGATCGAGTATGATCCTTGCGTTCAGTCCTGGTCTCTTCCTGAGAATATCATGGAACCGATCATGGTGAACCCGGCATAGAGGAACCATGTGCTTTCTTGGGGTTTTCTTCCAGTCCTTGCTGTATAGCAAGTGATGAACGTCGTTCGACCAGTCCTCCTTCTTGCATACAAAGCACCTGCCTCCGTACTTTGACAGCACCTCAAGTCGAATTCCCCTCCACTCCTCTGATCTCAGGAATCCAAATCGGTAGGCATGTTTTGATTCGATTCCCATTTGAAGATCAGGATGTCAAATCTTTCTTTTTCAAACACCGCCAGTGCTTGAGGACAATGCGCTCGTAGCCGTCCTCATAATCCCAGATTTCTTTCCAGTAGGTCAGGCGGTGGCCCGGGGTCCAGACGATGGGCTCGCCGCACACTTCGCAGGTGCCCACCACAGTCTCTTTGTCCAGCACTTCGGTCATTGAGCCTTCGCCCGCAGAGCGGCGAACACCGATTCCCGGGCGCTGGTAGGTCCGTGCGGCTCAGGTTGGCGCGGTTCACCGGCCCCAGGCTCGGTGGCTTTGTACTTGTCCAGCTCGGCCTTCAGCTCTGCGACTTTAGCTTCGAGTTGGGAATTCTGGTAGGCGAGCCTGCCAAAGCCCGCCGCTCGGTTTCGGATAGCGGCGTGTAGTCGTACAACCTCGGCCCGTTGTTCGGTGGTGAGCCGGGGGTCGTTGGGGTTAACCGTAAAAGCCCTATCGGCCATCTCGTACCCCTTTTGAAGACGAGTATTTCCCTCATCATCCCCCTGAACTGGTTTGAAGAATTTGCCATAGTTGGGGTCCTCCACCGCCTGCTTGTTGGATTCCGTCCACAGTCCGGTGATCTCCTTGCGGAGGGTCTCCTGTTTCTCCTGCATCTGCTTCTGCATCTGGGCGATCCGCTCTCCCCCCATCTTCTTGGCCTCCGTCAACGCCCGCTGCTGGGCGTCGAACAACCCACGGATCTCCTTGCGCGCGCTCATCACATCGTCGGCGAAGTTGCCGAACGTGGACTCGGCCGCCTCCCGGGCCTTCTGCAGCGGCATGTTCACCAGCTCCAGCAGGTCGGTCGGGGCGATCGGACGCTCCTGGCCGTTGGCATCCGCCACGGTCAGCTCGCCCAAGTCCGCCATCCACCGCTGCCAGGCGGCGTCATAGGGCTTCTGGTACTTCTCCTGGAACTCAGCGCTCTTGGAGTAGTCCACATACTTGATGTGGTCGTCCAGTTCCTTGGCCCGCTTCTCGACGGCGGCGTACTTCTCCTCCAACTCCTTAAACTTGGCCGGGTCGGCCATCGTCTTCCTCAGCTCAACCAGCTCGGTCTCGGCTTTCAGGCGCGCGGCTTTATGCTCGTCCACCAGCTTCCAGGGTGATGGCTTCTTCCCGCCCTTGGCGGGCTCGGCCGGGGTAGTCTCGGTGGTTTCGGCAGTCTCGGTTGCCTCCGTAGTTTCAGCAGTTTCCTCAGTCTCGGCATTGGCTTTGGCGGGCGTCTTCTTGGGCGTGGTGACGGGCGGGGTGTCGGTGTCTTTATTGGCCACCTTGTTCAGGTCCTCAAACATCTTCCCCATCGCCGATTCCTTCTTGGGCGGAGGGGTGGACGGCCCACGATCCACAGCGGCGGGGGTGACGTGTATCTCCGGCGTCGGCGTTGATGGCGCGGCGGGAGCTGACGGCGGGGCTGGTGGTGCTAAGGTTTCGGCCATATCAATTCTTTCCGGTTAGCTTCGAGATGTTTCCCAAAAGGTTGGTGGTGTCGGTCTTGACCTGTGGAACCGGAGTCTCCACCAGGTTCAGGAACAGGTCGGCGAACTCCTGGGCCCCCAGCATCCGCAGATGCGAGGAGGCGCAGAAGTTGAAGTTGGTGGCATCGGTGCCAGCCCCCGCCCTCCGCTGCATCTCCATCAAGGTGATCTCAAAGTGTCGGCGCAGGATCGGATTCTCCACCAGGGCATGGTGGGCCTTGGCGGCGTTGGTGTCTTTACGTAGTTCGTCTCGTGGTGATGGGTTGTATTGCATAATCTAATAGAACTGTACTTGGTGTTTTTTCTTTTGTTTCTTGAGGGAAGTCTTCATCAGCCTATGGGTCTTCGGCTTGAGCATCCGGTTAAGCATCTTTGTGAGCGGACCCGCCTGCTTCTTCTGGGCGAAGTGGTGGGCCGTCAGGTACTGCGGCAGGGCCGGAACGGGTGGTGGTTGTTCCTCGGGCATCAATAGTATTTGGTGGACAGGCGCTTATCCCGCCTGATTATTCCAGTCTTGCCCATGACCTGGTTGGGGTTGTGGCCCTTCTTCTTTTTCTTACGGCCGAAGCTGGGACGCTGATCGACCATCGCCTGGGGCAAACTCGCATGACTCATTCCGCATGACATAATCGTAGAGTAGTTGGTGTTATCAGTTCTGTCAAGGCAGAGCCGTCTCGGGATTGGGAATCGGCTGATCGCTGAACTCCATGCCCTGGGCCTCCGCCTCGTTCACTTCCTTGAGCAGCTCGCACAACTGGGTGGCGTCGCACTCACATCCGCACTGCAGCAGCTCGATGTTGTGCTGCAGATGCTTGATCGCTTCCTCGAAGGTATCCCCAATCCCCACGAGCCAGTCCTCGCAGCCGGTGACGTACTCGCCCGGCGGCAGGCAGAGCATCCCGTCCTGGAACATGCAGTGGGTGGACTTGAGCCATCGGTCCAGCTCGTCGTCCACCTTGACGTAGGCCCAAGTGTCCTTGTCCCGATGGAGCTTGCAGAGGGCCTGCACGCCGAACTTGGCGGCGGGCTCAGGGTCCACCAGTTCGCCCTGAGACCCGCGCCAAATGACTTCCGCAAGGTTGCCGATCATCTCGGCCTGGACCTGGGATGGCGGGCTACCGGCTCTACACGTCGGATCAATGAAGAAGGCTTCTCCGTCTTTGGTGATGCGGACTTCGATGGAGAAGAAATTGCGATAACCGTACTCTCCCAGCAGCGGGCCGAACGCCTCGTTAATACGGCGCAGTTCCTCAGGGAGGTCGTCGTATTGCTGGAACGTCCCCACATACGCTTTATCCTTCGCCTCCATGCCGTGAATGGCGAGGGAGGGAAACTCACCGTCAATGTTGTACGCATCACATCCATCTTCCACGTCGGCGTCGATGGGGTCCAGCACGTAGAAGGTGAGAAGTTCACGGAAGGGACCAAGTCGGGCGGCCTTAGCATCGAGTTCATTTTCGTCCTCCTCCCAGCTCCGCCAGTGGAACGTCTCCCAGTCCCCCCGGTGGCCGGAAATCTTGATCCACTTGTCCTCCAGGTCCCGCAAGTGGAGCTTCAGGTTGGTGATGCCTTTGATCTTGGCGTATTCCGGGACTGGAAGTCCAAGGTTCTTGATCGTCTCCAGGAACAACCCACGGTTCAACTCCAGCTCGTCGCCGCCCCGGGAACCCCAGACGTTTCGTCCCTGACCGGCCAGGTCGGCCTGGAGGTTGGTAAACCCCGTGTCCGGGAAGCACCACACGTCCACCTCATCCGACCCCTCCAGGTGGCAGTCCACCCGCTCGATGTCGGGGAACCCATCCCCAATGGAGTCGAGCAGGCTGGGAAAGTCGCGCTCGCACGGCGACCAGTACGTCACCTTCTTCACGTCGCGCGCCAGCCTGCGCGCCAGGGGAAGAAAGAGACCCTTATCTACGATCCGTAAATGTAAATCAGATACCGATTTCACTTGAAGTGTGCTTTGTTATACCTTATTCTTACCCATGCCGTGGACAAAAGAACAAAGAGACGCCGCTTACCGAATCAACCGTGCCGCTATATTGGCCAGAAAGCACGAACTTTATTGGTCCGACCCGGAGAAATACAGAAAGAGGGCCGTAGCGTTTGCCAGAAAGAACAGGGAAATGCTGTCGAAGAAAAGGAGAACCGCCAAGTTTAGAAAGCAGCGGCGGTCGTGGCCAAGCTCCAAGCTTGAGAACTTCAAGTGGTCGTGGATAAAGCACAAATACGGAATGTCGCGCCAAGAATATGAGCAGATGCTTGCAGCCCAGAACGGCGTGTGCGCCATATGCAAACAGCCTAATAAGAAGAGGGATCGGTATGGTGGGTTTGAAACCAGGCTCCACGTTGATCACTGTCACGCCACCGGAAAGACAAGGGGTCTTCTGTGCCACAGTTGTAATGCCGCTCTTGGATTGTTCAAAGAAAACACGGACAGCCTTAAAGCAGCCATCGAATATCTTCAACGAACATAGTTCAATCTTCATCATCGCAATCCTCGGGTGGATCGTCGTCTTCGTCCCAGGCCCAACCTTCGGTAGCGCTCTCTTCGTAACTGCTTCTCCATTTCATGAGCGATGATATCAACATTGAGACGCGCCAGTTTGCTTACCTTTTCAGTCTTCATTCCTTAGTGGACTTCATCTTCGACTTCTCTTTGGCCTTCTGACGTTCAGCAGCGATGTCGAGCGCATGTTCCTGGCGGCTGTGGATCAGGCCCTGAACGTGCTCCGCCGTCCGGGCTTCGTGCTCCAGCCGGTGCTTGGCCGCCTCGCGCTGCAGGTCGCGCTTCAGCTTGGCGTCCTCACGCTTCTGCTCCAGCTCGAACTGAATCTGCCGCTGGGCGGTGCG